TATTTATTTTAGAAATGGGAGACCCTATTAACATATTAGAACTTGCTCAAAAAGTAATTAGCGAAAGCGGAAAAGATGTTGGAATTAAAATGATAGGAATTAGACCAGGCGAAACCTTAACTGAGAAATTAATGACCGAAGAAGAACAAAAAGTCGCTATTAAAAATGATAAATTTTGGATAATCAAATGAAAGTAGATTTTATAAACTCTGGTTATCGTCGCTATTGGGCGAAACACGGAAAAGAAGTTTTACAAGCCATAGATGCTTGCGGAAAGCGAGGAGATTATGTAATGCGGAAAGACCTTTTAAAATTTGAAGGAAAATTGGCAAGGTTTACCGGAACAAAGTATGCTGTCGGAGTGAACAGCGGAACGGACGCTTTGAAGTTGTCTTTGGTGGCGTTAGGTATTGGAAAGGGAGATGAGGTAATCACGGTTGGACATACCTTTATCGCTTCCATACAGGAAATAGTCCATTGTGGAGCTATCCCGATTTTAATTGACGTTGGAGAAGACGGTCTAATGAATTGCGATTTAATTGAGCCAGCCATAACCGAACGAACCAAAGCTATAATGCCCATTCATTTATCCGGTAAGGTTTGCGATATGGATAGGATAATGACGATTGCCAAGAAGCACGGCCTTGTCGTGATTGAAGATGCTTGCCAGGCAATGGGAGCTTCGTGGAATGGAAGGCGGGCGGGTTCAATAGGGGATACGGGGTGTTTCAGTTTTATTTCTCCTAAGTTAATGGGGGGAATGGGAGACAATGGGGCAATTACCACGAACAGGCAAGACCTTTATGAAAAACTTTTGCTTTTAAGAAATCATTGGAACATTACACAAGGGGCCTTACACGGACTTAAAATAAAGCAACCCGAAATAATGAATTGGGGATACAACACAAGAATGGATAATATCCAAGCTGCGATTTTGAATGTTAAATTTAAATATTTTCCCCAGATTTTAAAACGGCGCCGGAAAATTGGAATGATGTATAACAGAGGACTAAAAGGATTGCCTTGTGGACTTCCACTTCAACAACGAGAACAGGTTTATCAGGAGTATATTATCCGTCCTGACGACGCAATCAAATTCAGGCAATATATGGCTGGTAAGGGCGTAGAGGTGCTTGTGAGGGACACTACGCCTAATCACAAGTTAAAAGGATTGGGATTGGAACATTTTAATCTTCCTGTTACGGAAAGAATGGCAAGGGAGGCGGTGCGTCTTCCAACCTATCCCGAATTAACCGATAAAGAGGTCGCTTATATTATAAAGTGCGTTAAAGGATATTATGGATTTTAAATTTTGTTCCAAATGCGTAATGGACGGCTCGGCTGAAGAAATAACATTTGATGAAAATGGAGTCTGTAATTTTTGTCATCAAGCTCAGAACGCTTTAAAAGAAATTGAGGAGGAAAAACAAAATCTTCCCAAGATGATTGAACGAATTAAAAAAGAGGGTTGTATATTGGGATTAAGCGGAGGGGTTGATTCTTCAACTGTTCTCCATTTAGCTGTTAAATTAGGAATAAAACCTTTTTGTTTTTCATTAGATAATGGTTGGAATGAACCGAAGGCTGATGAGAACATATCCAATTTAGTTAAAAAAACTGGTGTTCCCTTTGAAAAAGTTTCGGTTGACCCTGATGTTTACAAAGAACTTCAATCAGCATTTATCAAAGCGGGACTTCCGAATATAGAAATTCCGACAGACCATATTTTAATGGCGATAACTTATAAAATGGCCGTTAAGCACGGAGTTAAATGGATTTTATCCGGTGGCAATGTGGCGACCGAAAGTATAATGCCTCCGAGTTGGGGATATAGCGCCAGAGATTTAAAACATATTAAAGCAGTATATAAATGGGCAACCGGAGAAAAATTAAAAGGATTGCCCGTTTGTGGATTATTGAAATGGAATTGGTATAGATGGTTTAAGAGATTAAAAACTTTTTATTTGCTTGATTATATTGATTATAACCGAGATAAAGCGATTGAGTTATTGGAAAAAGAATATGACTATAAGAATTATGGCGAGAAACATTGCGAATCAACTTGGACTTGGTGGTTTCAGAATTATTATTTATACACTAAGTTTGGAATAGATAAAAGAAAAGCGCATTTTTCCTCTTTGATAAATTCAGGTCAAATGACACGAGAGAAGGCAATGGAATTGTTGGCTTATCGGCCAGTTTATCCTGAATTGGGAATTGAGAAAAAAGTATTAACCTATCATAAGCATAAACACGAAGATTTCCCGATGGATAAGTGGTATGGCCGGATTAGTAAATTTGTTAACTTTTTTAAATGATTTGGCAGTGTAGATGGTCGCCGACAATCGGAGAACTGGAAGCAACCCATCAGGAAGTTTGGGGAACTGATGAATATATTGATGATGAGAGACCAACTGTTTTCTTCGGACTTTATGGATTGCCGGACTTTTATGTTCTTTGGCGGCATAAGGGGAAAAGGGCAATTTTATGGGCAGGTTCTGATATAAGACATTTTCGTAATGGCTATTGGTTAGACGAAAAAGGAGAGATGAAACTTGCTCCGACCGAAATGGCAAAATGGATAAATAAAAATTGTGAGAGTTGGTGCGAAAATAAAATTGAACAGGACGTCTTAAAAGGATTGGGGATTGAAGCTAATGTTTGTCCGTCATTCTTAGGAGATGTTAGAAAATTTACCCCTCAGAAAATAGAAAATAGAAAAAGATATTATTCAAGTGTTAGCGGAAACGACTTTGGATTATATGGTTGGGAAAAAATAAACGAAATAGCAAAACAAAATCCCGATACGGAATATTACCTGTATGGAAATACACTTAAATGGGAAGCTCCATTTAACGTAATAATTCGTGGGAGAATTTCAAAAGAACAAATGAACGAAGAGTGTAAAAGTATGACCGGAGCGATAAGAATGGTTGAGTTTGAGGGTTGTTCTGAAATAATAGTGAAATCTGTTTTGTGGGGACAAAAACCAATTTCATTGATAGATTATCCATTTTTAAAAAGCGAAAATCAAAGAGACGAATTGTTAAAAGTTTTAAATAACTTTCCGTGGAACAGAAAAAAATAATTCACTTTCTATATTGCCCTTGGACGGGCTTGGGTCTTTACAACGGATTTCGGGGAAATCGCTGGCTTCGCAATCGTATTAAAGTATTCAAGCAATTTGTTATCCCTGCTTTAAAAAATCAAGTTAACAAGAATTTTGTATTATGGTGTGGTTGGCGCAGAGAAGAAAAATACAATCGCTATGTCAGAGAATTGATAGCTTACTTAGACGAGATAAAAGAATTTAAAACAATTCATACATTTCACGGAGTTTGTTTTTGGGACGATAAGTATTCTGATGTGGAGGCGAGGAATAGATTATTAACAAGCTTACACGGCTCAATAGGAGAGCTTTTAGACACAATAGGGGAGGTGGATTATGTCTATATGACCATTCAACCCTCAGACGATTGTTATGACAATAATTTAGTTGAAGGCATACAAGGTCTGTTTAAGGAGGCGCCGGCAATGGAAGCGTTTGGTTTTACGAAAGGATACATAATGGATTATCGGACAAAAGAATTAGCCGAATACAATCCCACTACCAATCCGCCTTTCTTTACGATTAAGTTCCCAAGAGATATTTTTATTGACCCATTAAAGCACGCCAATTATACCGGACCATATAAATCTCACGAATATGTCGGAGATAAGTTGGCTTATGGGCAAATTGATGAGAGGGGATTTTTGGTGGGAATACACGGAGAGAATATCTCAACTGTATTCAACCATCCATTTAGGGGTCGGAAAATTGAAGGAGAAGAAAAAGATAGAATTCTAAAAAGCTTTGGGATTAGCGATGTTCCGCCATTAAAAATAAAAGTTAGTGTGCGTAAATGGTTATTGAGAAAATTGCCCCATAAGGTTCAAAGAAAATTAAGATATCTTTTTGGCGAAAAGATTTTTCAAAAGTTTTATGAATTTTTAAGAGGATGAGATTATTCAACACTACAAACAAGTGGAAAAATTGGTGGATAAATCGGAAGTTAGATTGGAAGGTTTCTTATTTAGATAATTGGGACCACCCCCATCGTTATTTGATTTCCGCCTTATTAAGCAGGTTGCAATGGATTTCCTTAATTGAGATAGGTTGCGGGGCGGGAGCGAACTTAATGAATATAATTAAAAATTTACCGGGCAAACAAGTCGGTGGCGTGGATGTTAATTCCGAAGCCATTGCGTTGGCAGAAAAAACTTTTAAACACGGAGTTTTCAAGGTCGGTTCTGCCGAAGATATTATGATGTCCGATAAGTCAACCGATGTGGTGTTAAGCGATATGTGCTTAATTTATGTCGGTTCAAAAAAAATAAAAAAATATCTGTTGGAAATGAAGAGAATTGCCAGAAAATATGTCGTCTTATGCGAATTTCACAGCGATAATTTATGGAATAAATTGGCTCTTAAAATAAACTCTGGCTATAACGCATATAATTATAAAAAGCTTTTAACGAAATTGGGCTTTTATGATGTGATGTTGACCAAAGTTCCGACAGAATCGTGGCCGGGGGGAGACCCGCAACGCACCTTCGCCTATTTAATAGTTGCGAAAGTTCCTAAAATATGAAACAAAAAAAATATTTCAAAAACAAAATAGAAGCTGTGCAAAAAATGATTTGGGATTTGGAGTTCAAGCGTTTTAAGATTGGGGAGTTACGAGAAGAGATTAGGCAAGAATATGATGAGTTGAAGGCCAAACGCAGCGTTTTGGAAGCTCAAATTAAATCACAAAAAGAAAATCCAACCAAAGAAGCGGGAGAGGTTGCCAAGTTGGAAGACCAATTAGCCCTTCTTAATAAGGATATAGAAAAATCAGAAAATGATATGAAAGGGTTAGATTTACAAGTAAATGGAATAAGGCCGTGCGCTGATTATCCTGAGGGGGTGACGGGAGTAAATCAGCAATTAGGGGCATTAAGAGATTTAATCCCTATGATTAAAAGTTATATCAAAATATTATGAAGGTTCTAATCACAGGAGATAAAGGTTTCGTGGGAACGGAAACAAAAAAGTTTCTTGAAGTTAATGGTATTGAATGGGTTGGATATGACTTAATGGATAGATGTGATATTAGGGACATTCTTCAATTAGAAGAAACGGTGAAGATGGTTAATCCTGATAGAATTCTCCATTTGGCGGCCATAGCGAGGTTTGCTGATGCAGACAAAGACCCAATGCTTGCTTTTGAAACAAATGTATTGGGAACAAAAAATGTTTCATTGGTAGCGGCTAAATATCATATTCCGGTAGTTTATGCTTCAACTGGTTCTGTTTATATGCCCATATCTGAAACCCCGCCCATTACCGAAGAGTTTAAGGCGAAGGGGAATTCTGTTTATGGCTGTTGTAAATATGCGGGTGAGTTATTCATAAAGAGAAATTGTAATCCCTATATTATTTTAAGATATGCCCATCTTTATGGGAAAGAGAAGAGAATGCATGGGTTGATTGGAGGTTTTGTGGAGAGAATACAGCGTGGTCTTGCCCCTGTTCTATATGGCGGTAAGCAGTCAAATGATTTTACCTATATTAAAGACGTAGCGACAGCTAATTATAAAGCTCTTACTGCCCCTTGGGATAAGTGGAATCAAGTTTATAACATTGGAACAGGAGAGGAATTGACAGCCGAGAAAGCTGGCGAGATTATTTGTGAACTTACAGGATATAAAGGGGAAATAGAGAAAAGGGAGATAAGGACTGTTGACCCGGAACGATTTGTTTATGATTGTTCTAAGGCGGAAATAATGTTGGGCTTTAAAGCGGAATTTGATTTTAAAAAAGGTCTAAAAGATATGTTTCAAACCACGTGACAATATCAGAAGGAGCCACCCCCTTTTTAAAGGGTGGCAAGATTGTCTGACAGAAGGTGGTTTTTAAAAAAAGGAGCTTAAAATGGTAGAAAACACAACGATTGGAGAGAACACGGTTATTTACGACAAAGAATTAAGCAACATTCGTGGTGCTACTATTGGCTCAAATTGTGTTATTCATTCCCACGTATGGATTGGTGAGGGTGTCAAAATTGGCAACAATGTCAAGGTTCAGGCAATGAGTTTTATTCCTAATGGAGTAGTTATTGAAGATGATGTCTTTATCGGGCCCAGAGTAACCTTTACAAATGACAAGTATCCTCAAGTGTCTAAGGAAAGAGGAGAAGAGAAGTGGAAACCTTTAATTACTATCGTAAGAAAAGGCGCTTCAATCGGAGCGGGTGCTGTCATTTTACCGGGAATTATAATCGGAGAAGGTTCTATGATAGGAGCAGGTTCGGTAGTCACCAAAAACATCCCAGACAAAGTTGTCGCTTGTGGTAATCCTGCTGCCATTCACGCAGGAAGATAACACGAGGTAAGGGGTCTTCCTTAATAGACCCCACCTTTTCTATGAAAAAACTATTTGTTATTAGAAAGTTTATTAAAGCGAATAGTGCCGAAGAAGCTATTAAAAAGGATAAAATAACTAAGCCTGATGAAATTTGGGTTGATGAAGATTGGAAAAAAGATAATATAGACAAGGTAAAAAGTAAAGAATGCGGTTTTAAATATAAAAAATAATATGAGCGAAGAACCAGTTAAAGTGGAAGAAAAGTGGAGAAATCCCGATGGAACATTAAAAGAGGGTCATCCTCCATTGGGAAATAGGCCAAAAGGAAAGACAATGAAAGAATTTGCCCGAGAGTTTTTAATGTCAATGTCTGATGAGGATAAAATAAAATTTCTTAATAGCTTGTCTAAGGATATTGTATGGAAAATGGCCGAAGGAAATCCTCAAACGGATATTACTTCGGGAGGAAAAGAAATAAATCCAGTTCCTATCTATGGAGGGCTTTCAACCGGTAACAGCGACCAAAAAGATATTCAGCCTGAAAAAAAGGATTAGAGCAGTGGGCGGAGGAACGGCAGCCTCCAAGACAATCTCAATTCTTATTTGGCTGATAGACTATGCTCAAACAACCAATAATGAAATAATTACGGTTGTTTCCGAATCTTATCCTCATCTTGAAGGCGGGGCAATTAGAGATTTCAAAACGATAATGAAGTCCCAAGATTATTGGGAGGATTCAAAGTGGAATGAATCAAAGCATATTTACACATTCAACGAAGGAACGATTATTGAATTTAAGAGCATTGACAAATTTGGTAAAGCTCACGGGCCAAGAAGAGATGTTTTATTTTTAAATGAAGCAAATAATATAGATTACAGAATTGCCGACCAGCTAATAACAAGAACCCGTAAAGTTATTTGGATGGATTGGAATCCTTCTGAAGAATTTTGGTTTTATACGGAAATGTTAAATAAGAGAGAGGATATTGATTTTATCACTCTTACCTATTTGGATAACGAAGCTCTTGATGAACCGACAAGAATTGAAATTGAATCGCATAGGAATAATAAGAATTGGTGGAAAGTATATGGATTAGGAGAATTAGGAGAAATAGAGGAACGAATTTATAAGGATTGGGAGATAATAGATGAAGTTCCCCATATGGCAAGGCTGGAGAGGCGGTGGTTGGATTTTGGTTATTCCAATGACCCGACCTCAATAGGAGATGTTTATTATTACAATGGAGGATATATTTTAGATGAGCAAGTTTATCAGAAAGGAATGTTGAATAAACAGATTGCCGATTATATCCTTAACTTGCCAAATCCTCAAACTTTAATTATAGCCGACAGCGCTGAACCCAAGTCAATAGATGAAATTAAATTATTGGGCTTGAATGTTTTGGGAGCGGAAAAAGGCCCTGATTCGGTCAGAAATGGAATTGCGGTGGTTCAAGGACAGAGAATATCAATCACTAAAAGGTCTATTAACACAATAAAAGAATACAGGAATTATCTGTGGCTCGTAGATAAAGACGGAAAGATATTAAACGAAGAAGACCCAAAGTTGGCAAATCACAGTATGTCCGGTATCAGGTATGTTATTACTTCGTTAGTAAAGAAACCCACTGTTATTATTCCTCCTCCGTCTAAACCTGTGCTTCCGTATTATGGAGATAGAGAATTATCTTTTTAATGTCTAAATTTTGGCAAGTTAGAATTTCAACATTTATCTGGGGACTGTTAGTTGTGTATTTTTTTACCCGCAAAATTGATGTGGCGACAAAATTATTCTTAACTCAAGTCATAGGCAATACGATAATTATGTATTTAATACTCGGATGGAAAAAGGTAAAATCCAATTAAATATTGAAGGAATAGATGAAGTGGACACTCTTCGTTATCAAGAAATATTAGTTGCCCTTATCGCTTGCGGAGGATTGAGTGGGGTTAAAGGCGGCAGAACTATTATTCATTTTGACCAAGAAGGAGTGTTTCAAGGAATTGAATTGGACTATTGGCCGTGGCGAAGAAGGAAAAAGACTTGATTTTTGGATTTTTTTGTGCTATAATGGATATATAATTAAATAAAGTTTACCCTAACTCTAACATAAGAGCGGGCCATAATAGGCTCGCTTTTATTTTTTTTAATGCCATACAACGCAATAACAAGCACTTGGGAACTTAGCCCTGAAATGACCCGCCTTCAAACAGAGAAGAAAGCGGGTATTGAGCTACAAAAAAGGAAACATGAAGATTGGGATGACAACTACGAACTTTACCGAAATAAGGTAAAGACGAATAGGCTTACTCAAAGGCAGGCTGTTAATATTCCCTTAATGAAAGAAACAGTCAAAACTCTTCTCTCAAAGATAGATGACCCTCCGAATGTGGATTGGAAAGAAATGTCAGGAGATGAAATGAAAGAAATCGTCTATCAGGAAATTTGGGACAAGCAAGCTAAAACTAATAAGTTTGAGTTAATAGATGTTATTGACAAAAAGAATGTTCTCCTTTATGGAATTTCCACGAAGAAACTGAACATAAATAAAGACGGCGTAGGCGTCAGTGTTCTTGATATTTACGATGTAGCCTTTGACCCGTTAATGAATCCTTGGGATTTGGAAAGTGCGAGGTTTATTATCCTTCAAAACATTTTTCGCAGCGTCAGAGAGATTTTAGCCGATAAAAGGTATTTAGCAACAGGAAAAGAGGAATTGAAGATTTGGGCTGATTCTACTCCGGGGATTACTCAGGGAGAAGTCAACAAGGAAGAATGGGAGAAGAAAATGGAGCGCCTCAAGGCGATGGGAATAAACAGCGGAGATTTTCCATATTTTGCCGGAGGGGATAGGATAGTCGGCCTTACAGAACACTATTCTAAGGTTTGGAATGGAAAGGAGTTTGAGAAAAGAGTAATTGTTTATGCCGATGATAAGATAGAACTTTTAAATGAGAAACTTGAAGATTTAATCGGAGTTGATTTTTGGCCATTTGTAGTTTGGGGAGAAGACCCGGAAACAAACGATGTTTATCCTGATTCAGTGGCCGACTTAGTCAGAACTCCAAATAAGGTTCTTAATGTTTGGTTTTCTCAACTGATTGAAAATAGAACGCTTAAGAACTTTCAAATGCATTGGTATTTACCTAGTCAGGGATATGCGGCTCAAACCTATACTCCTGGTCCTGGCGTAATGCTTCCCGCTCCTCCGGGTGATGATATTAACAAAGTTATTAAACCTGTGGAAATTTCTGGTTTAGATGACACTTTGGAAGCTATCAGTGTTCTTACTCAAATAGTAGAAAGGGGTTCAGGGGCGACTGCAATAGACAAAGGACAATCAGAACAAGGCCAGCAAACTCTTGGCGAGGTTCAACTCTTAGTAGGCAGGGCGAGCGAAAGGGCTACGGCAATGGCTAAGTTTTATCGTATGGCTTGGTATGAATTGGCCGTGAAATGG